GCCCGCCGCGGCTCCTGTCCCGGTCGCGCTCCCGGTCACGTCGAGCTGCCGGGTGAGCGAGCCTGCGACTGCGCCCGATCCCGCGGCTGAGCCGGTGGCGGCGTACTGCCGACCCGCGGACCCGGAGGCCGCTCCCGAGCCTGACGCCGAGCCCGAAGCTGCGAGGATGCGACTCGCTGACCCCGACGCCGAGCCGGAGCCGGATGCCGAGCCGGTGACGCTGTGCGTCGTGCCGCCGCCGCCCGCAGCCGGACGGATCGCGACGAGCGTTACGGCCCAATCGTCCGACGTGCTGATCGTCCATGCGCCCGGATCGAGCGAGCTGACCGCGCTCGACGCCATCGCCACCCCGAGCGTCGCGCCACCCGCACCACCTGACACGTCCGACGTGCGAAGGTCCGGCAGGTTCGATGGGTACGTCGTGACAGTCCGGCTCGTGTCGACGGCCATGAGCGATACCCACAGTGTGTCTTCGGTCGCCCACGGGTTCGGGTCGAGCGTCGGGTTGTCGGGGTTCGCTGAGACGCCCACGTCGCCCGGCGCGAGCGCCGAGCCCGTGGATTGCACCGAAGCCGCGTTATTGATCGCGCCCCATGAAGTTCCGAGCGTGCCTTCCCACCCGGTGATCCGGAACACGCGCCAGCCGCCCTGTTCGGCGTCGTCGAGTGTGACCGTGAATGTCCCGCTCTCCCCGCCCGCGGCGACCTTCTTCGCGAAGAGAAGCGTCGCGTTCGACGCACTACGTCGGCCGCCGACCCACGTTCCGTCCGGCCATGTTGCGTTCGGCGCGCCATCGGTGGCGATGGCGACGAGGATCAGGTCGCCCGCGGCGAGGTTCGACGGATAGGTGAGCACCCATGACGTCGAGTTCGCAGCGACGGTGCCGTTCTTCGTGTCGGCCGTCTCAACGACGGGGAACGCCACCGGGCGAGCCTACGCGGCGACGGCGAAGACGAACTCGGTCAGCGAGCGATCGGGGCCGTGCCGGGTGATCCAGACAACCTCTGCGGTGCACGTCGCGGCGCCACCCGTCCATGCCGGGCTGTAGAGCCCGACGTCGTCGTCGTATCCGGTCGAGTTCGAGTACGGGCTGAAGCTGACGCCGACGATCTCGCCGTCCTGCTCGCAGACGACATGAATGTACGTCGGAGCGACGTTCGTCGTGGCGGTCAGCGTGATCACCTGACCGTACTCCGGGGTCGGATCGTCGATCGTGAGTGTCGCCTCGCCCTCGACCCGCTTCAGCGTCGTCGACGCACAGGCGGGCCGGAGCGGGATATGACACGGCGACGACGCGATCGCCTCCGTCCACGAGTACGGCTTGTCGAACTTCGCCGCCGAGACAGGCGACGCGATGGCGAGGAAGAGCGCAGCCGTAGCTGCGACCAGAAGCTTCCGCATGATGCGACCTCCTACGCGAACGTCAGGACGAGCGCGCCCGCCGCGAAGCGAACGACGTCATCGACGGCGACCACCTTCGAGGCGCCTAGCGCGTTCCACAGGAGCAGGTTCCCCGCCGTGACCGCGTCGAACACGCCGAAGTGCGTGATCGTGCCCCACGAGCCGGTCGCCGTCGGGAACGTGACGATGTTCGTGTTCGAGATCGAGCCCGTGCCCGCCGCGCCTGACGTCCAGTCCGCGTTCGCGATCGGCTGCCGTGCGTAGGCGTTGCCGCTGACCTCGGTGCCACCGCCGCTGTCCGAGGGTGCCGCCGTGTAAAGCCCGACGTAGGCGTTCGCGGCCTTCGTCGGGAACGTCGTGCCCTTGAACCAGTTCCGGATCGCGTCTTCGAGGTAGTCGCTCATCTGTGACATGCGGGCGTCTCCTTCAGGAGCTTCTGAACCTGTAGCCCTCGGCGACGATCGACACGCCTCGCACGTCGAACTGTCGAAGGTAGTCGTGATCGACGGTCGCCGTCAGGTTATCCCATAGCTGACCGTTCTCGCGAGTCAGGATCTTCAGAATGTAGTCGTCGACCTTCGCCTGAATGATCTCGGAGATCTCGCGCTCGCGGACGCCCGTCGGCTCTTCGCCGGAGTTCGGGATCGAATACACCGCCCGGAGCGAGAACCGCTGCTGCGCCTCGCCGACGGCGTCGAAGCTGCCCGTGCCGATCCGCTCGAAGCGGTTCGAGATCGGGAAGACGTACAGCGTGTTCGGCGCCCACTCGTTCGGTTGCGAGCACGAGTCGTCGACCTCTGCCGTCCGGCCCGGCCCGGCCGGTTCGAGCAGCTCGCGCAGCGCGTCACACAGGTCGATCACGTGATCCGACCGAGATGCTGATCCATGAACTCGGGAAACTTGTCGCCCGCCGGGCGAAGCCACGGCCGGTAGCCCTGCCGGGGTCCGCCGGGCCGCTGCATGACCCGCTTCGCGAACCTGTCTTCACCTGTGACCGGGTCGACCCAATGCAGCAGGTTGCCCCGGACCGGCAGGATCGGGCCGCCGAACTCGCGCTGCATCGCATGTCGCAACGGGGAGCCGACGCGGGCATGCCACCCGGCGCCGTCGTGCCGGACGTCAGTGACCGAGATAGAAGCTCTCAGCCCGCCCTGTACGGACCCCACGTTCAGCCCGGCGCCCCGAGTGACGCTGACAGGCGCATTCTCGGCTGCCGTGCCCCTGACGTCCTCACAGGATCGCCTGAAGCCCGTCTCGATCTCTCGTTCGAGCGCCGAGTGATCGACGACGAGCTTCATGTCGTGACGATCGTCCCGATGATCGCGCCACCGACGACGTCGTCGAGCAGCCCGATCACGCGAGGGTGAAAGCGGCCGTAGTCACGGTCATCGGCGAGCTGACCGCTCGTGCCGTCGGGGTTCGAGAAGTTCGCCAGCCCGCGCGCCCGGCGGGACGCAGCGGCGTCGAGAATGTCGACGTTGGCGAGCAGGTACGCCGCCTGCAGGAATGTTGCACGTGAAACACGCGCCGGGATGACCGGATCGCCGACGTCGTCGACGTCCTCTGACCGAGGGAACCGGAGCGCCTGCGCCGTGTCCCACACGGCCACCGTCGCCCCGACATGCTCGTCGATCTCGGCCGTCGCGCGGATCAGCGCGGCCTCGCGGTCCTCTGACGTCGCCTTCAGCCAAGCCTTCGGCAGCGACCCGAGTTCGAGTGCTGCGAAGGCGTCGGCCGAAGCGACGTCGAGGTACGAGTTCGCGTCTGCGGCCGCGACGGTCGCAATGACCGCCACGGGTTACTTGTCCGCCGAGTCCTCGGCCGCCTGATCGTCGGCGACCGCGTTCGCGTCGAGTTCGAGATCCTCGACGATCGAGCCTGCCGAGCTGTCCGACTCGACGTCGGCCTTCGGCGCGCTCTTCGCCTCGGCGGCCTGCGCCTTCGTCAGCGCGGCCTTGCGCTCGGCGACGTCCTTGTCGTCGACCGAGATCGCGACCGCCTCGCGACCGGCGTACAGGTCGCCCTGCTCGGCTTCCCATGCGCTGTTCGCCTTGACCTGCTCCGCGTACGTCGTCGGAGCGAAGCGCGACGGCATGTTCGTCTTCGTCTCGAAGTCGACATTCCCGCCCGCGTGGAGCACCGGCTCGGCGGGCTGCCGGACCTCGCCCACGTGGAGCCCCTTGTCCTTGACGTCCGGAATGATATCGCCGTCCCGTGGGTCGACGAGTGCGTCGCGCGGACCCGACGCCGCGAGCGCGAGCGGGACGTCAGCCCCACGCGCGACGACGTCGGACGGCTTCGCTGCCTTCGTTGCCATTCTGCGTTCTCCTTGCACGTGAGCCGGTCCGGCATAGGGTACGCCCGGTCGAACCTCGACGATCCGCTCGTGGCGGCTCGTCCAGCCCGGCGGCGGGTCGAACCTCTGCCGGACCGGCTTCATGTCAGTCAGTCAGGAGCTTCGATCAGACCTAGATCTGGTCGATGCCCTTCAGGCGTGCGGCAGCCTTGCCGTTGAAGTTGGCGATCGCCATGTACGCCTCGATCCGGGTCCGGTAGACGGGCTTCGTCTCAAGCTCGCCGAGATCGTAGACGTCGATGCCGCCGTTGGTGACGCCGGAGATGTACTCCTGCTCACCGAAGCGGACGGCGTAGATCGACGCTGTCGTCGTGTCCGTGCCCTGCGTCTCGCTGAACGGCAGGATCATCGTCGTGCCGTCGGTCGAGAGGCCCGGATCGACGATCGGGATGCCCGCGTAGATCTTCGCCTTCTTCCCGAACGCCTCGCGGGTTTCGAGCTGAAGCTGACCTGTGGCCCGCACGAGTGCGTCGATCTTCCGGATCAGCCACGAGTTCGCGTAGACCACGTCCGCCCCGCCGAGCACGGCCGCGAGCAGATCGTCGAGCATCGCGAGGGTCAGCGCGGCGCCGTTGGCGCCCGCCGTGAGCACCTGCGCGCCCGTGAGCATCGTCTGAAGCCCGTCGAATGCGTCGGGGTTCGAGCCCGAGTTGCCCGAGAAGAAGTTCTGCGTGAAGAAGATCGCCGCCGACTTCGCCTTCAGGCGTGTCTGAAGGGCTCGCTGATCGTTCAGGTTGCCCATCGTCCGCGCGATGAAGCGGTCGACGTCCGCGTCGCCGCCGAAGATCTTCAGGCCAACGGTCGCATTGACCACGGCGCCCGTCGACTCGGTGTACGCGGCGTTCACGGCACGGAAGGCGATGCCCGGAAGGGCTGACTCCTTCGTGTACTGGTAGGCGTTGCCCTCGATCTCCATGAACGGGATGCGGTCGAGAACCGGGCTCTCGTCGATGAAGACCTGAATGACGCCGCGCTGCAGCATGTTCGTCGATGCCGCCTGCGCCTGCGCGAGCGTGACCGCGCCGAGCGCGACGCCCGCGTCTCCGATCAGCAGGAAGCCGATCAGCGACGTCACCGCGGAGAGCAGGATCGCCCACAGGATCGGGTGCTGCCCGGCGAAGCGCCGAGCGTTCGTGAGTGTCATGTTCTAGAAGCTCCTGACTGCAGGAGCGTGACCTAGCCCCGTCGGTTGCCTGACGCTGCGTATCCCGCCGAGAGCATGTCACGCGCCGTCTTCGGTTCGGGACCACCCTGCGAGCCATTGCCGCCCGCGGGCTGTCCGAAGTCGTTTCGGTTCGTGCCCGGCTTCAGGAACTCGTATCGCTTCACGACGTCGTCGACGAGCTTGCCGACCGCGGCTTCGTCCTTCGCGTTGCCGTCATCGTCGACCTCGATCTTGTCGAGATCCCCGTCGGCCGCCGCGAGCTTCGCCGCCGCGTCTGCGCTGGTCACCTTCCCGGCTGCAGCGCCCACGAATACCGCTCGTCGTGCGATGCGAAGAGCCCGTTCCTCGGCTGCCACTCGGGCGGCCTTCTCGCGCTCGGCGAGCTGTTCGTGCTCGCCCTTCTTCTTCATCTCGTCGGCCTGACGTTCCTGCTCGGCCTTCAGGAGCTTCTGATACTCCGTGTTGACCTGAGCGAACCGCTCGTACGGAACCGTCTGCTCGGGCGGCCCTGACGGCGCCGGAGCCCCGCCGCCCGAAGGTGGCGCAGCCGGTGGCGTCGAAGGCGGTGCCCCCGGTGCCGGATCGCCCGTAGGCGGCCCGCCTGCCGGAAGCTCGTACAGCGGCCCGAGTCCGAAGAACCGATCGCATCGCATCTTCACTTGTCGAGTTCCCTCACCCGCCCATGACGTCGGCGACACGGCTCGGACACTCACGCGGCCCGAGTTACTGCGCCGGAGTCTAGAAGCTACGGCCCTTCGTTGTCGAGCAGGATGCGCGAGCCCTTCATCGCATAGATCACCGCTCGGGCATGGTCGGCCGAGCCGGGCGCGACCTTCTCTAGTCGTTCCTCGATCCCGCCACCGTCGATCTCGACGCTGCGCCGGACGCGAGCGGGCTTCGAGAACGCCCGGCGGATGCGCGTCTCTTCGACGCCCGAAGCTTCGAGTACGTCGAGCCGACCCTTCTCCCACGAGATCGTCGTGCGCTCCCCGATCATCGCGAGGATCACGGCTCGACCCCTCCGAACACTCGATCGCGGAAGAAGGCATACCGGCGCGGGCTGTACCTCTTCAGCCGGGCCGGGTTCAGGAAGTAGAGCATGCCCGACTCGGCGAAGTCTTCGGCGTAGCCGTCGGTCATGGCATAGCGCGTCGGGTACATCTCGGCGCCGCTCTCGATCGCGCTCTCGATCTTCGCGATCTCGTTCCTGACGCGAACGAGCAGCCCTTCGTAGAAGCTGTCGCCCGTCTCGCTCAGTCGCTCGACGTACTTCGCTTCCGACTCGCGCAGCCCCTTCAGCGCCCCGGCGTCGGGAGCGACCTGCCGCGTGGTGGCCTTCCTGATCGCGAAGTATTCGTCGTGCCAGTCCGCGGCGATCTTCTCGACCGACTTGAACGCCGACCACGCCTGCCGGGCCGTCGAGTTGACGGCCGTGTCGTACAGCCCGTAGCGGAAGTGGATCGTGTGCAGGAACTCGTGCAGGAAGATCTCTTCGACGCCGTTGACGCCCTCGCCCGCCCGGATCGACCTTGTGATATACGCCGGGAGCTTCGGAAGGTTCGCCTCGACGTAGCCCTGCGGGAATGCCCGGCCGAGCACGTTCGCGCCCCACCGGCTCGCGAACGGCGGCCGGATACCGAGGAAGCGCAGGTACTCGCTGTCGACGACGTAGCTCGGATTGATCGCCCGGAGCCGTTCGAGCGCCTGAATGGTCGCAGCCCGAAGCTCCGGAGCCCACCCGAGCGGCTTGCCCCACGTGATCCCGTACCTGAGCTGCAGGAAGTTCGCGAACGCGGCGTTCCCCTGCGTGCCCTTCAGCAGCGAGAGCATCCGGATCTCGTCGGCCGTGAGCGTCCCGAGCCCACGCCAGAACTGCGCGTTCACGAGAGCTTCGAGCCGCTGCAGCGCGGCGAGCGAGTTCAGCGGCCCGGTCGCCCGGAGCGCCGCGTCGAGAATGTCGTCGGACACGCCCGGCAGCGCCGCTCGAATGCGGTTCAGGATGCCCCACTGATCGACCGTCACCCTCGACAGCGACGAGAGCTGACCGAGCGCGTTCGGGAAGTCGCCCGCGGCAGGCGGGATGATCGGCTTCTTCAGCCCGCCCATCGCCGTCTTCGGCAGGACCGGCGGCACGACGGCCGTGCCCGGCTTCAGGATCTTGCCGTTCGGATCTCGGTACTCGGCCCGGATCGAGCACCGGCAGCGGGGATGCGCCGGGAGCTTCGGGAGCGGCCCGGCGAACGGGTAGCCGTCGCCCGGTGCGATCCGGTACACCTTGCCGCCCCGCGGCCCGCACGTCGGACACACGGCTTCGTCGGGCGAGATGATCCAGCGGACGAAGCTCGCCCCGGTCGACTCGATCCCGGCGAGTACGCCGCCGTTGAACGCCTTCATCGTCTCGGTCCGGGCGATCACGCCTGCCCGGTATTCGAGGCTCGGCCAGTGGGGTATGTTCGTCAGCCCCGACGCGATGATCCGGGTCCGGAGATCCGAGCCCGAGAGCCCCTGCAGGATGCCCTGAGCGATCGACTGCCGGATCGAGACGCGAATGTCGTTCGACGCCCCGACGATCAGCCCGAGCGTGTCCTTCGAGAGCGCGTCGAGCGCCGCGATCGGCATGACGACGGAGCTGTTGATCCGCCACCCGGCCGAGTAGGCTTCGGGGATGACGCTCGTCGTCCAACGGGAGCCGTCCGCGGCGAGCTGCGTCGCGACGCGGTTCGTCTCGTCGAGCAGCTTCCGGTAGAACACCGAGTCGCTCGCCGTGAGCGAGCCCTCGCGGATGAACTGTTCAAGTTCGAGGCGAGCCTCGCGGAAGAAGCTCTGAAGCTGCGCTGTCGAGTCGGCCTCCGCTCCGAGGAACTGCCACAGCCACGTGTGCCGGGGCGAAGTGACCCCGCCGGGGCGAAGCTCGTCGGGGAATGGCGCCAGCGTCACGCCTGACAGCCTACAGCGGCCCTAGACAGCCGGAAGCCCGCCGGGCTGACCCGACGGGCTCCTGAGCGGCTCTGCCGTAGCAGCGTCGATCCTAGCGCGTCAGCGCCTCGACCATGTCGGCCGCCGACCGAGTCAGCGCATCCGCATCGCCTCGCCACGTGAGCTGATACATCGCGTAGCTGACCCTCTCCCACTGTGCCCGAGACATCGTGAGCGTGAGCTGCTCGGCAGCCTTCGCGGAAGGCTTGAACGCATCGACCACGACCCGCGCGGCCTCGGTGCCGTACGCCTCGCCAGCGGCCTTCGCGGACTTCGCGCTCACGGCGATTGCGCCTGTGAGTGAACGGACCGTGACCTTCGTGATCGGGAAGACCTCGCGCATGTTCGCGTCGTAGCGGCGCGTGCGCTCGATCGTCGCGCTGCCCTTGAACTCGTGCCGCTCGCCGTCGGGATCGGTGATCGTGACCGTCGCCCATCCCGTCTCCCCACCGACGCCGACGTAGGTGGAGATGCTGAACTCACCCTTGCCGGTGCTGAGCTTCCACGAGCTAGCTGTCTGTGCCATCTGAGTGCTCCTTCCGTGTGCCCGACCGTCGGGCGATGTGAGAAAGTTACTCCGAAGCTTCTGTGCTGTCAAGCCCTGACTTGACGGCTTCACGGGTTCTTCAGCTCGCAGTCGACGATGCCGTTCGCGAGGATCGAGCCGTCGGTGATCGCGCTGAACACGGCGTACTTGACGTCGTTCCGGATGGTCGCGACGTCGTCGACGCCGTAGTTCTCGCAGTAGTCGTCGAGATCGACGATCACGGCCAGCTCGACGCGGACCGTGATCCTCTTCGCTCGCTCGGTGCGGGCGATGCAGCGGTTCATCGCCGCCAGATCGCCCGCCACCGTCCGTCGCCGGGTCATGCCCCCACCTGCTCGTACCCGTACTTGTCCTCACGGACCTCGGTCGCCTTCTCGCGATGCGCGACACTGATCGGGTCGAGCGGCTTGATCCAGCCGTCGATGATCGCAATGATCGTCTTCGCGGCGACCTCCGGGGTCGAGCGCGTCGCGTCGAGATCGAAGATCCCGGCGGCGTCCAGCTCAGCGAGTGCCCGTTGCGTCGCGGCCGAGAGATCCCGGCTCGCGTACTCGGCCTTCCATGCGCGGCTGAAGCCGGAGTTCCGGATCTCGCCGAGCACTTCCAGCTCGTACACGGCCTGCTGATATGACTCGCGGCGCTTCTCGGCGGCGAGCACGCTCGCGATGACCGGGTCGATGCTCATGACCGGGTGCTTCGCGCAGCCGGTGTAGCTGCCGTGCTCCGTGTTCAGGTAGTTCGCCGAGCACGCCTCGCATCCGAGCGTCGCGTCGACCTTGACCGTGTAGTCCCATCCTGCGACTGGCTTCTGCATCTCGATCTCTCTCCTTCGTCTGCGTCGGACCGTCCGACAAGAGAGAAGGTAGGAGCTTCCGAAGCTTCTGTCAAGTCCTAACTTGACGGGTCGGCGACCGATCGAGCTTCGAGCCCGGCACGAGGATCTCGAACGTCCGGATCATCTCGTGCGGGATCGCCATCCCGTCCGCGATGTACGGCTCCGAGTCGTGCTGCCAGTTCGCGTTCAGCGCGACGAGCACGTAGGCGTCGTTCGAGCCCACGAAGTAACCCGTCGTCTCTTCGAGCGACTTCCGCATGACGTCGAGCGTGTCGAGATAATCGGGGATCGTCGACCAGCCGTTGTGCACCCGCGAGGCATCACGCCACCGAGCGCGCACGACATCGCCCTGTCGCGCCCGCTTCAGCGTCGCCCGGTACTCGCGCTCTCTCACTGAGGCGAGCCGGATAGCGACAGGGTTGTGCTAACCGAACCCGCTCTTTCCCCGGCTCGCCTCATGCCTGCCGCTGTGCGCTAGATCCGCCCCTGCGCGTCTGTGGCGGCCCCTGACGCCCGCCCGGCGGCGGCGGTGCGTCGTCGTCCTCTTCGGCCGGTGCGCCGCCTCCGAAGGCGTCCTGCGCGGCCTGCACCGACGCGGCCTTCTCGTCGGCGATGCGCGCCAGCTCGTCGTCGAGTTCCTCGGCAGGCACTCGCCGGAGCTTCCGAAGCGAGAGTTCGAGCGACGACATGCCCGCCCCGAAGAGCCCCTGCTCGATCCGGGCTTCCTGCTCGTCGTCGGCCGGGAGCGGCGAGCCCGACGTCACCTTCGCCTTGCGCTGAGCTTCGTCCGTCACGCCGTCGATCCTGAGCCCGAAGTCGATGATCCGCCGCTCCCGCGCCGCCTCGCGCCGCTGCCAGCGTGCCGCCTTCTTCAGATAGTTCTGAAGCTGCAGACGCATCGCTGTGCCCGAGCCGAGTTCACCGCCCACGCCCCGGCCGAAGTAGCTGAGCGGAACCTCGGACGTGAGCATGATCAGGTCGATCACCTTGTCGAGATCGGCGAGATGCTGATCGAGCATGCCCTCGAAGGTGATATAGCGCGCCACGTCGGCTTCCTTCGGGTCGCGGATGCCGATCGCCTTGTCGGAGCCCTTGAACAGCGTGCCGCCGAACATCGTCGACGCCGGGATCTGCAGCATCGGGTCGCCGTGGTATTCGAGAATGTTCGAGACGTTCGAGAGCGTGTTGTCGACGTCGTCGAAGAGGGTCATGCAGCGGGAGAGTTCCGAGACGCCCCAATACCGACCGCTCCACCGGGCGCCGTGCATGTCGATGAACGGCAGGAAGTCGAGCGTCGTCTGCTCGGACGAGACGCGACTGAAGTCCTCCTTCCCGCCCTTGCGCTCGGACCGGGTGATCTCGTACTTGCCTGAGATCGAGCTGACCTCGTGCATCTCGCGGACCTGCCAGATCTCATCCCGGCCGTCGTCCTTCGGGCGGTTCTCTTCCCACGCCAGCACGACGTACTCGATCAGCCGGTCGCTACCGCTCCGGAGCTTCGGGAAGTAGATCCCCGAGCTGATCTCTTCGATCTGCACCGGGTGGCCCGTCAGGTCGCCGAGCGCCTCGGACCGGAAGAGCCGCACGACGCTCGTGCCCCGGAACGACGCCGCGAAGACGCTCTCCCACGCCCGGCCGTCCGACCAGCCGTTCGCGTCGTCGATCGCGGCCCATCGGTCCTCTACCGACGTCGACGGCAGCTCGATCTCGGGCGGATCGCCCCACACCGAGTCCGCCCACACGTTGCACAGCAGCTCGGGCAGCGCGACCGCGAGCAGGATCTTCGACTTCTGATCCTCGCGCAGCGCGGCTCGCTCGAAGACGTCGTGCGGGCGGTTCTCGATCAGCGCCTCGTACTCGACGTAGCGATCGAGCCGCTCGGCGTCTTCGTCCGGCGGCCACAGCTTCGTGCTCGACGGGACGCGCACCCGCGTCCGGTTGAACGGCGTGAGCCCCATGACGATAGGCTGACCGTAGCTTCCGCTCCACGTCGGCATCGGCGTCTCCTACAGGAAGCCCGGCGGGCGCCGGTTCAGTACCACGGCGCCGCTGAGCAGCCCGGTCATCTGCAGTATCCCCGACGCGGCGTCGGCCATGTCGTCGTGTCGAGCGTTCGGCAGCCGGGAGAGCTGCCACTCGAAGGCTGAAGCCTGCATCGTCGGATGATGGTAGACCCGGCCGAACTCGTACATACGCCCGAGCGCGAGATGACGGCTCAGCTTGTCCCGGTCCGGGCGCACGCCTTCGATCGGAAGTTCCGGATGGTCGCCGACGAGAAGCTGCACGAGCGCCGTCTGATAGGCGACCTCTTCGATCCCGATCGCCGCCGGGCGGTAGTACCTCGCGACCTCGACGATGATCTCTTCCTGCTCCTTGATCCCGACGCGGCCGTGCCAGAACCAGCGGAAGAACACCGCGCCCCGGAGCGTTGGCGGCGGTTCCTCGCCCGGCTTCAGCTCCCACTCGGGCGCCAGATGTGCCGGAGTCTGCTCTAGGCTCACGTTCGCGACGACGATCGCCGTCTCGTCGGCTGTCGTCTTCTGCGAGATCGCCGGGTCGATGAAGGCGTACGGCGTGCCCGGCGGGTCGCCCCGGTAGTACCGGAACCACTCGGGCTTGATGATCTGACCGGCGAGCCCGCCCCGGCGGCCCTGATACATCGTCTCGAAGAGCGGCGTGCCGAGATCCTCGTGCGCCTGCGCGAGATCGGCGAGCGGAATGTAGCCCGGCCACAGCGCCGGACCCTGACCGTGCAGCTCGACCTTCAGCCGGGTCGGAGCCTCAGTCACAGCCTGAGCCGCTTCGCGAACGCGAACAGGAGCGCGCCCGCCCCGACGACGCATCCGATGATGAAGCTCGCGAGCAGCGCCGGATCGGCGACGCCCATCGTCGAGACGCGCGGCCCGTTGCCCGGCTTGTCGCGGTTCGGGTCACGGCCCGGCGGGCAGGTGCGCCCCGGCTCCTGTGCACCTGTCCGGATCTCGCAGGTCGGACGCGGCCGCGGGGTCCGCGGCGGCTCGACGGACGTCTCGACCGGGGTCGGCGTCTCTGTGACAGCGACGATCGGCGGATCGGTCAGTTCCGGCTCAGGCGTGCCCGACGTCTCGACCGGAATGATGCTCGGGGTCGGCGACGCGACAGGCGAGAAGCTCGGAGCTTCGGACGCGCGCACGGTTGGAGCTGCGCTCGGGCTCGGCGCCACGGCCACGGGTGGCGGGCTAGGCAGCGCGTCGATGACCGTCTCGGCGACGCCCGCGACGAGCATCGCAGCCGTCAGGACACCGAGAAGGCCCGCGAGCCCCCTATCGCTCACGAGTCAGCACCGCCTCGCCGCCGGGCTCGGCTGCTGGCGTCTCGGGCTCGGCGAACGGGTGCGACCGGCGCCACTTCAGGTACTCGACGTCGACGATGACCGCGGCGAAGAGCCCCACGAACACCCCAAGGGTGAGCGGCGTCAGCGCTGAGCTGAGCGCGGCGTAGTCGATCGCGATGACGCCGCGCTCGTTCAGCACTCGGAGAGCCGTCAGGAACAGCAGGTACGAGAGCCCGAGCACGCCTCCCGACGTCACGACGAGCTTCACGAACGTCAGCGTGAGCCACGTCGACGGCAACGGCTTCGTCGTGCGGTCCTGCCGCCACAGCCGATACAGGTAGCGAACGCCCTGTATCGCCCGTAGGTCGACGATGATCACGATCACGAGCGCGATGACGAGCGCCATTCAGCGACCCCCTGCGTTCAGTCGTTCGATGCGCCGGACCTCCTGCAAGTCTGCCGTAGCCGCGGCCAGATGGTCGAGCGCGCTGTCGACCTTCGTGATCGACTCGTCGTGCGCGGGCCGGATCGCCCCGATCTCGTCTTCGAGACGCTTCAGGTTCTCGTCGCGCCCCGACACCGTGTCGCGCTCCTTCTCGTCGGTCACGTTCGGCCTACCTTCGCGCGCTGTCGTGCGATGGTCGAGATCGCCGTCGCCGCCTGCTCAGTCGCCTCGGCCGCCTTCGCGCTTGCGGCAGTCTGCTCCCGCCACCCCGTGACCGCAACGGACGCGAGTTCCTCGGCCTTGTCGAGCTGCGCTTCGAGCTTCGCCTCGCGGGCATCGGCCCGCGTCCGCTCACGGTTGTCGGCGTCGAGATGCAGCTTCCACAGGATGCCGATAACGGTCGAGAGGGTCGAGAGTGCGACGATGAGCGCCTGCTCGAAGGTCACGGACGCTGCGTGTTCGTGAACTCGACGGCTGCCCACTTCTTACAGAAGCTTCCGTCGGCCTCGCAGTTCGAGCTGCTCTTCGTCTTGAAGATGGCGACGCCGTATCGATCGTAGTCACAGTTCCGGATCAGCGCCCGGTGCCCCGGCGAGTCGATCCAGCCGTTGACGATGCGCCGCGCGACGTCGCGATCGGGGAAGCTCGACACAGCGAGGATCTCGCCCGCCCCGTACGGCCTCGGGATGCCCGCCTCGGCGTAGAAGTCCCATATCCGGTGCCCGTCGTTGAACTGGTGCGCGATCCGGTCACGGAAGCCCATGTCGTACGCCTTGAACTCGGCCGCGGCGTCGAGCTGCGCGTCGCGGTCGATGTTCCGGCCGCACGCCCGGAAGTGCTCGGTCAGCACCCGAGCAGCGATCTCGTCGGCGACGTCGGCGTTCGTGGTGGCGTTGCGCCACGACAGCGCGATCGCTGAGCTTGCGAGCAGGACTGCCAGCGCACCCGCGAGCAGCGATGCCCGCCCGATCACGTCTTCCGGCCGAGCTTCTTCGCGATCCGCGGCGGGATCGAGTGAGCCTTCGTCGGCTTACCCGTCTTCACGAACTTTCCCGACTTGCCGTGCTTCGCCTGCGCCATCGCCCGCTCCTTCCGGAGCTTCAGTCGACCCGTTCGAGATCCGAGCCGGTCAGCTCCCGGTACTTCTGACCCGGCCGCCACGTCACCCCGTTCGGGATGGTCACGTCGGCCTCGACGATGGTACTCGACGATCGGGCGGCCATATGCAGCACCACGAAGCTTCCGGATTGCGCCGCGCTGTCGACGACGTCGGCTTCCGCCCACAGCGTGCCCGCGATGACCCGCCACCCGCCGGGCTTCAGCCGGGAGAACACCGAGCGCCTGATCCACACCTTCCGGGCTTCGAGCATCGTCTCGGACCGAGCCGTCGCTTCGTCGACCGCGTCGTCGATCACGACGCCGTTCGCCCGACGGCCGATGATCGCCCCGCCCGCCCCGACGAAGACGATCTGCGGATCTTTCGACTGCCGGAGCTGCCGGACCGGCCCCTTCAGGAACCGCCCGTCCGCGGACCAGCCTCGACGGTAGTCGGGCTCGACGCCGGGGAACACGGCACGCTGCTCGGGCGCCTGCTCGAACACGTTCGCGATCGTGTCGCCGTAGAGCTTGCCGAGCGTGTCCGTCGTCGTGACGCCGATGACCTGCTCGTTGTACCTGTGACCGAGGTAGAAGCTCGGGAAGATGATCGACGTGTAGGTCGACTTCGCGTGCCCCGGTGGAGCGATGATCACGAGCCGGGAGATCAGCCCGTCGTACACGCCCTGCAGCGCGTCGAGCATGAGCACGTGGTGATCGGCGGGCTCGACCTCGAAGACGTGCCGCGAATACTCGAAGAGGCTACCCCGTGCCAGCCTTCGAGCGCGCTCTAGGCGTAGCCGTAGCTCGACGATCGCGTCGTGCCGTTCGCTCTCGTTCGCGTAGCCCACTCAGCCGTTCCTCGATCTCGTCGTCGTTCATGCCCTCGAAGCCCGAAGCTCCGAACAGTGGCGACCCGTCCTTGCCGGTGATCTCCTTGCGGTCCTGCCACCCGTCCCGGCGTCGACGCAGCCATTCGAGCGCGGCTCGCCAGTCGCCCGGTACTCGCACCTGCCCCTCTCCTGCCGCGGCCTCGACCCGCGAGCGTGCGGCGGCGGCGATGATGATGACCCGAGCGTGCTCGGCGTAGCTCTCGGCCGCCTCGATCTTGTGAGCATATCGAGAGTAGATCGTGTCAAGGCTGTCGAGCTTGTCGGCCTCGCCCTTCTCGATCCATTCGTAGTGGGTTCGGCGCGGGACGCCGCACAGCTCCGCGGCGACGAACGGCCGGTCGCCCATCCGCACGTACTTCGCGATCTTGTCGCCGAGCGACTCCGACAGGACGTTCGGCGTCTCGTACGGGCGCCCCTGAGCCACGAGAGCGACCTCGCGGTTCGGTCCGTGTCTCCGTGCCCGCTTCGAGCCCTTCGGTGGCGTAGCGGCCGTTCTAGGCATGCTCAGAAGCTACCACGATCAGACTCGCTCACGGTAGTCGCGGCCCGGCTTCGGCTTATTGCCGATATGCCAGCAGTCGCACACGCCGCAGATGTACGCCTGCATGTTCCCGGCGTTCGTGAAGTGGCTCGACCGGCGGGCGGCCTTCGCCTTCGCCTTCGTCGGGTAGGGCTTCTTCAGCTCGAAGTCGCCCCGGCGGTGCCCTAGCTCGCGCTCGACGATCATCTGATCGCGCAGCTTCCCGTTCACCATGCGATCAGGACCGGCTGCAGGCGAGCCCGGCCGCCGCCGGGGTGAAGCGCCGAGTCGTATCCACACTCAGCGCACAGCGTGTCGAGATGCCACAGGAAGCCGCGCTGATAGCTCGGGCACGGCTCGGCGTAGGCATGTCGGCCCCGGTGAGCGCCGAGCGCGCAGGGTCGACACAGGACGCACTTCTTCGAGAACGTCGGGTTCGAGCAGCCCTCGGCATGACAGAAGCCGTCACCCTTCGCCATCGCTCGTCTCGGCGCGCAGCACGTCCATGTCGGCGAGCGCGGCACGGCTGCCGTCGTCCTTCACGAACGACATGAGCCCGGCGAACATGCCCGGCCCGAACCGGCCCTCGTACATACCCTCGATCGTCACGAAGCCCATGCCGTCGGTCGAGAGCTTGTCGAACCCGATGACCCGGCCCGTCTCGACCTCTTCGGCGTGCATGTGTTCGAGCTTCGTCGGCGCTGCGAACACGATCACCCGGTAGCGGGTGCCGGGGATCAGCTCGATCGGCACCACTTCGCTCAGAAGCTTCTGCCACTCGGCCCGGAACTCCTGCAGGTCGACCGTGCTCCCCGGTTCGAGCTGATCCTGCAGGCGGCGGGCTCGGCGCGTCCGGGCGAGGAACGCCTCGCGGTCGGCCTCGAAGATGACGGTCATCGGTACGCCGCCTCGTCTCGATCGGGCACGAGCGCCTTCTCGGGCTTCGCCCCGAGCCCCTCTTCGAGCTGCCAGCGGAACATGCCCCGGCGGCCGCGCGCCGGATCTTTCACCCGGACCAGCTCGACCGTCCCGCCTGACGGCGCCTGCGCCGTGCCGACTTCGAGGATCTCGACCTTCCGGCCGTGGTACTCGACGATCTCGCCCGGCTTGAACGTCCGGGGCTTCGGAGCCTTCTTCGTCATCGCCATACCCTCGTGATACCGAGCGCAACGATCGTCGCCGCGGCAGCGATCGCCCATGCCAGCATGCCTCGCCAGTCGCCCACGAGCGCCGCCTGCCACTCGAAGATGACCATCATCGCCAGCAGCGCCCACGTCGCCAGTTCGAGCAGGCGGGTCACGAGTTCCTGAGCCGCTCGGGGTCGGCCAGCATGAACGCCTGATTAGCCACGTCAGCGGCCCGCTTGCGTAGCTCGTCGATGCCGACCGAGCCCTCGCGGAACCGCTCGTGCACGTATTCGAGATGGTCGACGGCTCGATCGAGCCGGTCGCGGCACTCGTCGTCGCTGTAGCTCGCCCTCCACCCGGCGCCCCACCCGCGCCGGAGCCCGTCACGCATCCGCCGGAGCATGTCGGACGTCGAGCGGATCAGGAACATCGCGACGGCGTCCCGGTCGAGCTTGTCCTGCTTCGTCGGCTTCTCGTCGACGGGCTCCTGCCCGCGCTGCGCCCGATCGTAGATCCCGTGCGCGGCCGGGTCGATCGGGTTCATGACGGCTTGACCTGAGCCTCGCCCGTCGGCACGAGAAGGCGCGGCTTCGACGGCAGCTCGATCCCGTCCGGGCGACGGCTCCGGGCGAGCTTCGCGGCATCGTAGAGCTGCGTCGCGATCAGCAGGAAGGCGGGGACGTCGTCGGGATCTTCGCCGAACTCACGCGGCACGATGATCCGGACCACGCCGCCGCTCCGGGCGAGCTGATACTGCGCGACCATGCTGTCGCCCGACGGCTCGGGGAACTGCTCGGGAGCTTCGGGCTCCTTCCCCTTCATCGGTCGGTCCTGACGAGCCGCACGGTCGCGACGTAGCCGTAGTCGGCGAGCAGGTTCTTGATCGCCGTCTCGACGGCGTCGACCGTCATCGGGTCCGCGTCGCCGTCGAGGTTATTCCGCATGATGATCGTGCCCATCAGCGGCAGAACGATCGGCAGCTCCTTCGTCTCCTGCCCGGCGGCCTTGACCTGCTCGCCCGGATGGTCCGGGTCGCCCGGATGCAGCACTTCGATATCGCCCGTCACGGTGCCCTTCATCGGCTCGCTCCCGGCGTCGTCTGGCATCTCGTTCCCGTTCGTCACTTCGCTCCTTCCGCCTTCGCCGGGTCGAACTTCGCCCCGCACTCAGGACACTCGATCAGCTTCGTCTTCCGGACCATCCGGCGGCTGTCGAGCTTCAGCGGCTTATCGAGTTCTGCGACCTCGCGTTCGAGATCCTCGACGTCGTCGAGATCCGCTCCGGTCGCCTCGAACAGCTCCCGGTCGGCCTGAAGCTCCTGCATGAGATCGAGCAGCTCGGACGGCATGTTCCGCCCTCTGCCCGGTATCCAGTTGTCGGCGAGCATGATCGCCCTCGCAACGTCGTCGTCGACGTCGACGAAGTGCACCGGCCCATTCGGTGCTCCGAGGCTTCGGAGTGCCTTCAGTTCCCCGTTCCCGACGATCACGTACCGGGTCGATCGCTGCGCGACCATCGCCCGCCACGTGCCGAACCGCCGGATCGACTCGGCGATCGCGCCGACGTCGTGCTCGCGGAAGTTCTCGGGATGCTCGATCAGGGTTGCGAGCGGGACGATCTCGACCGGCCACAGCTTCGAGACTTCGCCCCGCTCGATCACGTCCGTCATCGACTGAGCCTCGCCTCGATCTCGTGCCGGTTCATCCACACAGCCCGGATCGCCGACGTCTCACCGGACAGCCCGAGCTTCGCGTAGGCGAGCGTCATGTAGCCCCGCGCCGTGCTGACGCTGATCCCGACTGCGTCCGCGGCTTCCTGCATCGACCCGCTCTCGACCAGCGCCGCGAGCACGTCGAGCTGTCGCGGCGACAGCGGAAGCCCGCGCGGATCACGGCTCGCCGGGCCGCTCATGCGTCGCGCAGCCGGAGGAACTTCACGACGCGGCTGTCGATCTTGATCGCCCCGCCGGACACCCGGTAGCCGAGCCCCATCGACGTCGAGTACGAGCCCTCGCGCCAGATCTCGATCTTCCCGCCGAACGTGCCGTGCCAGCTCCCCGAGACGACGCGCTTCGTGAGCGAGATGTAGTTCCACGCCGTGCCGTTGTCGTCGGGGTCGAACGGGTAGCGGTCGAGCCGCACGTCGATCCGCGAGTCGGGCTCGGTTACGATGAGTCCGCTGACGCTGACATTCACGAAGTAGGTTCGGAAGTCGAGCAGCTCGTCGCCCGGCAGCATCGGCGGCGCGAAGTCGGGCTCGATCAGCCCGTCGAACCGCTTGACCTGCCACGGGTGCCACAGGCCATCCTCGGCCATCCCGACTTCTCGGTCCTTGTCGGTGATCGTCGGGTGGGTGGCGCTCATTCGATGACCTCCGAAGCTACGAACTCGGTGTACGGCTCCCGCGGCGACTGCGCGATCGCGAACGAGATCGACCGGATGACCCTGATCGAGTCGTCGAGCAGGATGCCAGCGGCCACGATGCCGTCAAGTTCCGGCTTGATCGAGCCGATCAGGTTGTCCCAATCCCGCACCGCCCGAGTGTGCACCCCGAAGACGACGGTCAGGTCGGCGAGCCGGAGCGGGCGCCACTTCAGCCCGTGCCGGGCCTCCCACTCATGCTTCGCCTGCTCGGCCGTGTGCGTCGTCGAGTTCTTCCACGTCTCGTTGTCCCGAGCGACCGAGCGCCAGTGTCGCCGGGCGTTCGCCGTCGGCGGGCGCCCCGGCACGCGGATCGTGATCTCCTGCAGGATCGTCTCAGTCGCCATCGAACAGCTCGTCCGCGAGCGACCCTAGTTCGTCGATCGTGATCGCCTTCTCGGGCTTGCCGATGCCCTCGCGCATCGGCCGAGCGTTCTCGCTCGCCGCGTTGAACAGCGCGTCGGCGCCGTGAACGGCCGCCTCGCTCTCAGCCTTCTCGACGTCGGACAGAGACACCGCCTGCTGCTGTGTGACGAGCGCAAGCCCGTTCCGCCTGAGCGCGTCTTCGAGCGTCCTCCACGTCAGCTCGCCCGGAGCTTCGAGCGCCTCTCGGAGCGCGTGCTCGGCGGCGTACTGCATCGTCGGGCTAGTCATAGTCGGCGCTCGTCATCGGCTTCGCGGGCTCCACGGACCAGTCCGGAGCCGCGCCGGGCGGCAGGTCGAGCCCGAGATCGAGCGGGCCGTGCTCGGCGCCGCACCATCGGCACGTCGTCGGCCGCGGGATCTTCGTGATCGGGTCGGAGCGCAGCTCGACGAGCGTGTAGCGAGCGCACTTCCGGCACTTCCGGCTGATCTTCTCGACGAGCTTCGTCGGCTTGTCGAGCGACTTGCGCTGCGCCTTGACCCTCGGACCCTTCTTCGTTCGTGGAGAAGCCACGTCATGACTCCTTCGATAGCCCCTGACCGTCAGGGATAGGCGGACGGCCGTCCGGGTGGCGGTCCCGATCGGGGAGCGAAGGAGTGAGCTTCGACCCTCTACCGGCTGCAGGGTCCGTGACCGACCTTGCGACTGCAGACACCGGGCTCGTCGCCGAGCCGTCCGGGACGGACGTTACCACGTCTCCGACCTTCGTCATAGCCCCGCCGCGCGAGCCGTTCACAGGCGGCTCGTAGCGGCCTGTCGCGACCAGCGCGGCTCGGAATGCCGCTTCCTCCGGCGTCGGCTCTCTGCGTCGCTTCTCGGCGGCCCTGACGGTCGCCTGCTCCATGCGCTCGGCCTGTTTCGCGAGCCGGGCCGAGACGCGCCCGAGCAGCCCGTTCTCGGTGCCCACCTTCGCCTCGACTTCGAGCGCCGCGATCACGTTGATGATGCCGTGCCGATCTTCGAGATCACGGAGCCACGAGCCCGACTTGCCGCCCCACGGCCGGACCTGTGTCAGCTCGTAGAAGCGATCGAGCGAGTCGCGCTCGTCGCCGTTCACAGCTACAGCTCCGTTCTCCTTCTCCGTAGAGATAGATATAGACGTAGAGGGTAGAGAGCCATGTTCCGCTGTGTTCGTGAACGGTTCGGGAACAGTTCGCGAACTGTTATCCACACGTTCCGCACCGTTTTCCTTCGGCGACTTCCGCTCGGTGGACAGCACGCCCGACTGATAGGTGCTCCACCCGACGATCTCGATCGAACCGTCCGCCTGCTCGGCTAGGTCACCCTCCGAGAAGAGGAAGTCGGCCGCGTCCTGACCGAGCTTGCCGATGACAGCCCGACGGCTCGGAAGCATGCCGCGAGGCGAGTTCCTGACGCCCCATGCGAGCGCCTCGATGAACGCCCGGAACTGAGCGTCGGTGTAGTGGACCTTCCGGTCGACGACGTCGCCGTAGACCTTGAACCACGGTCCGAGTGATTGCCTTCGCATCCCCGTAGTGACCTCTCGCAAGTCGGGCGGCCGGGACGCTTGCGATCGCCCCGGCCCCCGAGATCCTGTCGTTCAGCTCGCGCCGCCGACGGCCGTAGCCTACACGGACGGCTCGCGCCGGGCGAGCCACGAGCGCTCGAAGATCCGAAGCTCACGGCTCACGTTGACGTTCGCGTTGTGGCACTCGGCGACCGTGTGCAGCTCGTCGTCGGGCGCCTTCCGCCCGTAGGCGTTCTCGCCCTCCGCGGGCACGTGCGCCAGTTCGAGCCTGCCGAGATCCGTCGGCTCGTGCGGCGTGCCCCACGTGTCCCGGCACTCGTGCGGCATCGGTGCCATGTACGCGACGCAGACTCGATCGCGGTCGACGATCACGTAGTGGCGCAGCTCGCGCATGGTGCACGGCTTACCCCGGAGCTTCGGGCTCGGCTTCTCCGGCTTCTGGCGCTTCAAGAGCTTCGGGAACAGCATCGGGGATCTCCATCTCGAACATCGGGCGAAGGTCGGACTGCGGGATCAGGTGGCGCGAGACGTCGAGCGTGTAGCCCATGACGAGCGCGCCCTTCGGGTGCCAGTACCGCTCGATCATGCCCTCCTTGCCCGGCAGCCAGCCGATCAGCCTGTACGTCGGGAACTTCCCGACGACGAGAACGTAGCGCCGCGAGCCCTTGTCGTACTCGTACAGCGACAACATGCCGTCGCCCCGGCGGACGTTGCGGACCTCGACGTCCGTGCCCACGTCGGGCAGGCGGCGGATGCCGCGGTTCCATTCGAGCCCCGTCCACCGAGCGACGAACAGCTCGGCCCCGAGCCCGTCGGTCACGACGTCGATGATCGACCGACCGCGAGCCCGGTACTTCATGTGCGCGTCCTTGTCGGCCTCGTATCGCGCGGCGACCTTCTTCGCGACCGGCAGCAGAAGCTTCTGATCAGCGGGGTCGAGCGTGCCGTGCATCGGCTTGAAGCGGCCCGTCGCCATCCGGTGCGCCGGGTGCACGAGATCGCCCGGCCAGATCGGCGCGTGCGAGCAGGCGTACTTCGGGCTGCCGTCGTTGAACGATCCGCTCGGAGCGGCGCCACAGCTCGCGCACGGGATCACGACGGCGTCGCTTCGCGCTCCATGCGCTTGCACTCGATCTTCGCCATGTCGGGATCGTCGACGACGACGAAGCCGTTCAGCGCGAGCGCCATCTGCAGCGCGTCGCCGACGGCTGCCATGTTGCCGCCCGGATGCTGACGGAGCACGTCGGCATGACCGTCAACGGCGTTCTCGACCGTCGCCACGGCACGCCCGAGCCGTCGGAGCTGCGCGTGCGTCATCGTCATTCGGTCTTTCCTTCGCTGGCGCTCTCGGAGAGACGGGCGTTGATTTCACGGGTAAGCGCCCGGAGGAAGTCCGGCGTGGTGTGCGTTGCGAGTGATGCGGCCTGATAAGCGTCCGTGACCGCTGCCACGTCGAGGCTCCCGTCGCTGGCGGCACGTTCCGCGAGCATCTGGCGAAGCATGTCGTTCTCGCGTTTCAGGCCAGCCCAGCGGTCGTCGCTGGCGGCAGGGGTAGCGGCGATGGCGGCGCGGGCCTGTTTCCGAACCTCAGCGATGTTCTCGGTGTCGCCTGCGCTCAGGCGCTCGCCACTGGCGATAACGGACTGCATGAACGCCATCTCGCGGAGTGCCGCTTCAAGCGCCGCTCGCAGTCCCGGCTCGTCAGTCGTGGCGGGCATGATCGGATCGAGTCGAACCCAGCGGCCCCTACCCACGTTCATTCCCTCGCTCCCGCCGCAGTCGATCGGCCTCGGCTCGGTCGTATTCAAGCGCCTTAGCGCGAACGCGCGGGTCGAGACTCTCGCGCCTGTGGTCCTCGTGGCGGCTGCGCGT